CGGTGTATCCTTCTTCCATGGCTGCTCTCATTTCCGAAAATGGGAGCAGCTTTTTTATTTGCGCTCTTGTCGCACGGCGTTCAGCCGTCTGTATCACACACGGTGTTGCGCCTATGGTATAGGTTGCTCCAGTGACAATATGCGCCCATTCATGAGATGCTGCCGCGCGTTCTTTCGCCACTGTATCCAATTTATCCAAATCGAAGAATACACCATACATCCCGTCAGCCGACACAACGCAGGCATCGGTTTCAGCAGGAAGTCGTTTGTATTCGGCGATTAGGACGGCGCCAAGAGTATAGAGGTCTTCATAGATTTCAGCGAGCTTAGGCATTAAGTTACTCCTGTTTTTTGTTCATCTTGCGAAGCCTTTCCGCCATGTCCACTAGCAGCTGCTTATCTTGCTCAGAGAGATCGCGTGAAGCGTTGTGCATAGCAAAGGTAAAGGAATCCATTTGTTCTTCGCTTTTAGGCATATCGTTACCAAGAATATAATCGACAGGGACTCCAAAGAATTCCCCGAGCCGAAGTAGTGTTTCATTATCTGGCTGACGTTTCCCGGTCTCATACTGGGAAATTGTGCTTTCAGCCAATTCAACAACCGCACCAAGCTGCTTCATGGTCATACCGCGGGACTTTCTAAGTTCACGAATTCGGTTTTTCATACAGCATCTCACCTTTCACACCGCCATTATATACTTTGCAAATTGAAAAGTAAATATAACTTTTCAAATCGACAAGAAATTGCTTGACAAATCGTGAACATGATGCTAATATACAATTGTACTTCACATTTTGAGAAGTTAAGAGGTGATAAACATGCGTGAATGGTTAAAAACTATGCGTACCGAGCAGGGCATGACCATGAAAGACCTGAGCAGGAAACTTGGCATTTCCGAAAGTTATTACTGTGCTATTGAAAACGGTGAGCGGCAAAAGCGAATGGACTTAATGCTATGCCACCAACTCTCGGTAATTTTCGGAAAGCCCGTGTCTGAAATTTCAGAAGCAGAGATGCGTTATAGATCTATGATGCCAATATAGCACACATCCTGTCCCAATAACGGTACTTTTGAGGAGGTGAAGGGAGTGAAACACCCATATACCGCATTCGGCAAGGAAGTCCGAAAAGCCCAAATTGACCTCGGCATTTCGCAGGTTCAGCTTGCAAAAATGCTGGAGCACGAAACCGGGCTCCGTATTGACCCGCCATATCTCCAAAAAATCTTAACCGGCCAGAGGCACGGCGAGAAGATCAAGCAAGCGCTTGGGAAAATTCTTGACCTAAAGAAGTGAGCGGAACGTCGAAACGTCCCGCCCAGCTGGTAGAGCTATTACTTCTTTCCGCTTGATTTGGTCTGCGCCAAAGCGCTTGCGGCCACGCTCTTTGACTTTGCGCTATAACGCCCATCGCGCAGAATCGAAGAAGCCTTAGATGCAACAGATTTACTGGTCTGTTTGGTGTTGGCCATTGCTTCACCCCCTTGCCATTTTGTCAGGCACTGCATCATGTGTCTGCAAAAACAGTATATACCATATGTTGTACTAACGCAAGAGAAAAATGTCAAATCTGTTACATCATTTACAGAATAGACACATTTCGTGTTGAAATTTGGAGAATGGAGGCAGAACAATGAGCGAACAAAAAAGAACCGACGGCCCAAGAGGAACCGTCAGTGCCGAAGTGATTCAAGTAATTAGAGTTCTGGTACGTGTCGGACGTGGAACGGAAGACAATCCAAACCGCATTGAAACCCAGTACTGGAGCACGGATGGGAAGTACCTTGCCACTGAGCCGCTAGAATTATGATTGCTTAGCAAAGGAGGAATAACCATGGCAAGAGAAAAACCGGATTACTGGGACAACATGGCGCTTCTGAACGCCAGATTCCCGGACCGGGATATGCTGTCAATCGCTGACCTGTGCCCGGTGTTTGGCTACAAGGACAAGCGCTCATTAAAGGGGCGTTTGTCCCGCGCCGGAATCACCATTGATGGCGGCAGGGTAAGCAAGGTCGCAATAGCGCGACACATGTGCAATTAGGAGGTGACAACATGAGACTCGAAACCAGTAAAAACCGCATGGAGCAGCGCCGCAGAACTGCAATGCAGCTTACAGATACCCATGAGCGGCTGAGAGAAGCCCAGCTGGCCGCACAGGCACAGGAGGACGGATTCCTCCGGATGTGCTGGGCAAACCATCAGGAGGCCGTGGAGCGTGATGCAAAGCGTCAGGCCCCGGTGATCGCGCCCCAGCCTGTCCGGCAGGTCAAGGCGGAGCAGCCCGTAAGCCGTTTGCGCCGCAAGGCCGAGTGCTTCCTGAGTGGCATGAGTATCGGGGCAGCCGTGATGCTGCTGATTGTCTGGCTGCTGCTGTTGGCGGCGGGGGTGATTTGATGAATTTGCACCGATCGTGGTAATGCTGCTCCTGAAAACCCTTGGGGTTTGGTGATACATGATTATAAGCTGGCGAGCTAAAACGCAGAAAGGAAAACATATGGGAAATCAGAAGTACATTGTGCGGTGTGACCGCAGCGGCGTATTTTACGGTGAGATTGAAAAGCGGGACGGGCAGGACGTGGTTATGAAGAACGCCCGGTGCCTATGGAGATGGTGCGGCGCGGCAAGTCTCATGCAGCTGGCGCTGGAGGGCGTAAAGCGGCCGAAGGATTGCAAGTTTACTGTGACAGTAGACAGTCTGGAGGTCTTGGACGCAATCGAGATTATTCCGTGCACTGATGCAGCCGTGAAATCCATTGAGGCGGTGGCACCATGGAAGGCTTGATACTTGAGCATAAGATCCTGGCATTTCTGAATCCCGGCGACGGCTACGGCTACGGCTACGGCTCCGGCTACGGTGACGGCGCCGTCGACGGCTACGGCTACGGCGCCGTCGACGGCTACGGCGACGGCTACGGCTACGGCTACGGCGACGGCGACGGCGACGGCTGCGGCTACGGCGACGGCTGCGGCTACGGCTACGGCGCCGTCGACGGCTACGGCGACGGCTACGGCTACGGCTACGGCGACGGCGACGGCGACGGCTGCGGCTACGGCGACGGCTGCGGCTACGGCGACGGCTCCGGCGGAATCAAAGCAATCAATGGTCAGCAGGCATACATGGTTGACGGCATCTCAACGCTCATTGATGTGTGTCACGAGACGTACGCGATGGGGCGCATCCTGCATTCGGATTTGACGACAGAAAAGTGCTTTATAGTCAAGCAGAACGGGAAGTTTGCCCACGGGAAAACAATGAGAGATGCACGAGACGCCCTGCTTGAAAAGCTGTTCAATGACATGCCGGAGGAGGAACGGATTGAAAAGTTCGTGGAAGCGCACGACCTTTACGAACGATACCCGAACCTGGACTTTTTTAGCTGGCACCACCGATTAACCGGAAGCTGCCTACAAGGGCGAACGGCATTTGCGCAGGACCACGGAATTGATCTGGACGGCAGCATGACTACAAAAGAGTTTCTGGAGCTGACCAAGGACAGCTATGGCGGGGATATCATCCGCCGCACGATAAAAGCATACAAGGCGTGAGAAAAGCCGCCCGGGGAGCGGGAACTCCCAAGGGCGGCAATGCAGGGATGAAGCGTAGCTTACAAAACTATGGGCATTGTAACACTAATACCTTAATTTGTCAACAAGGAGAGAATATCATGTCGAAATATTACTCAGATGATCCCATTGCGGATTTTAACCGCTGGGATCACGACCAACAAAAACTGCTGGACAAGCTCCCGAGATGCTACGCATGCGAGGAGCCTATCCAGGACGATGTTTGCTACTGCTTCAATGGGCACAAGTATTGTCTGGACTGCAAGGATGCAGCCGCAGATGATATCCTGCCCGAGTTTCTGGAGGCAACAATCTAATCAAAAGGAGTGCATCAACAATGGCAAACGTTATTTGCATTATGGGGGAATCCGGGGCCGGAAAAACCACCTCCATGCGTAATCTAGATCCTGCGTCCACCTGCTATGTGGACTGCGACAAGAAGGGGCTCAGTTGGAAGGGCTGGAAAGCCACCTTCAACGGCGCCGCCAAGAACTACATGAAGACCGACGATCCTGAGACGGTGCTGAAGTTGCTGCACACGGTCAACGGCAGTGAGAAGTACCAGCACATCAAGGTCGTTGTGGTAGACACCCTGAACGGGATTATGGTCGCAGACGAAATGCGGCGTATGAAAGAAAAAGGGTATGACAAATGGGCGGATTTGGCTGCCAGCGTCTACGGCATCGTGGACTATGCGCTGACCATGCGAGATGATGTTGCGGTTCTGTTTCTGGCGCACATCCAAATTGACGATGACGATAACGGTCACCGGCTCACCCACATCAAGACCAACGGGAAGAAGCTCAACAAGATTGGGCTGGAAACCAAATTCCCGGTGGTGCTGCTGTCCAAGTGCGTCGACGGTGAATACATCTTTGAGACGCAGGCAGACAACTCCACAGCAAAGAGCCCTATGGATATGTTGGAAGCCAAGCGGATTCCAAACGACATTGTACCGGTAATCCAGGCTATGGAGGCATACTATGGCGAGGTTTGATAGTGGTGTCGCCCGGTATATTATCGGCACGGCCACCGTCAGAAACCATTTTCCTGTGGATTTCCGAGGCAACGAAGACGTCTGTTGCGAACAGTGCCGGTATTACCAGCGGTACAGTAGAAGCTGCAATCTGAACGATGAAATATGTGAGTACCCAAGTAAATCCCGTGGGAGTCAATGCCCACTGACATTTGAGGAGGACGAATAATCATGAAAGCACTGAACGGCTATAACGAAGTAAAGGCATCCACCGGAGAATATGCCCGGCTGCCCGCAGGCGGCTACATCTGCAAGATCACCAAGGTAGAGGACGTTCCTGCAAAGGAATACCTCCGGATTTCCTTCGACATCTACGAAGGCGAGTATCGCGGCTGGTACCGGGACCAGCGGGAGGAGCTGGAAGACCGTGGCTACAATGCCAGCTACATTGGCACAGTAATCCGCAGCTATAAGGATTCGGCGCTGGGATTTTTCAAAGCCTTTATTGCAGCCGTGGACGAATCCAACGGTACCCAGTTGGGGCCTACCGTAGAAGGCGGACTGGACGAACAGAAGCTTGTAGGCTGTCTGATTGGCTTTGTCATCAGCTATGAGGAGTACAAGAAGAACAATGGCAGCATTGGTCAGCGGGAGCGGGTGGCTTATCAGAAGTCCATTCAGAAAATCCGGGATGGTGATTTCAAGGTTCCGGATCTGAAACGGCTGAACGGTTCCAACACAGCAGCCGCTTCGGCTGGGGCGCAAACCGCTGCGCAGACCTTTACTGATCTGGACGATGATGACACAGACCTCCCCTTCTTCTGATCGGAGGTGTGTATATGCCGATCAACAGTAAAGCCAAGGGCAAACGCTTTGAGCTGCGACTGGCTGGCATCCTGCGAGACTACGGTTTCCAGGATTGCCGCCGGACAGCGCAGTATTGTGGGAACACTGGGGACGCCTCAGACATCGTGGGGCTCCCTGGCATCCACATTGAAGCCAAGCACCAGGAAAAGATGATGCTCTATGATTGGATGGGTCAGGCCGTACACGATGCGCAAGCCGCCCAGAAAGGCCTCCTCCCATCCGTGTTTCACGTAAAGAATAACCACGAAATTCTGGTGACCATGCGTCTGCCAGATTGGATCACCATATATCGGCCTTATGCTGAGGAGATTCTGGGGAGGGATGTACAATGCCCAACAGAATCCTGAAAGAAAGCATCTGTACCAGCGACAGCATAGACGGACTGGGCTGGTTCGAAGAAGTCCTATTCTACCGTCTGATTGTAAACTGCGACGATTACGGGCGATTCGATGGACGCCCTGCCATCATCAAAAACCGCTTATTTCCGCTGAAAGAGACTCTGACCGTTAAGGCCGTCACTGGGGCGATCAATAAGCTGGCGAGTGCTGGTTTAGTTACCCTGTATATGTTTGAGGGTAAACCGTACCTGTACCTACCAACTTGGAATTACCACCAGACTGTACGCGCAAAACGGAGCAAGTACCCTGCACCGGAAGACGGCTGCGAAAGCATGAATACATCTGAAATCATTTGCAATCAGATGAATGCATATGTTCCCGTAATCCAATCCAATCCGAATCCTATTCGAAATCCGAATACGGATGCGATATGCGCAGATGCGGGCGAGTTGCCCGCTCCCCCCGCTCCCCCAAAAACGCCCAAGGAAGAATGCCACCAGTATGGCGAATACAAGAACGTTTTGCTGTCTGACAGCGACTTGGAAAAGCTCAAGGCAGAATTTCCGACGGACTGGCAGTCCAGGATTGAGCGGCTTTCCAGCTATATCGCGTCCACGGGCAAGAAATACAAGAACCACCTGGCTACCATCCGCAACTGGGCACGGGAGGACAAGGAGAAAGCCTCCAAGAAACCCTCTGGTCTTCCGGATGGCAAATTTACGCCCGGTGAAACCGAACGTGCCTCGGTGTCTGCGCTGGCGAGATACCGTGAGCAGCTGAGGGAGGGTTGACGATGGCAAGATGGATCGTATATGAGGCTGACACTCCACAGTGCAGCCATTGCGGGATGTGGGCACCGTTTGCAAGATACCGACGTGGGCAGGGAACCAATGCGCGAGATATCACCGATTACTGCCCATCCTGCGGCAAAAAAATGACCGCGATGCCGCTGTGCGCCGATTGCAAATTTGGAAAAGGCGAGTGGAGAGAAAACGGAATATGCTATGCCTGCCGCGAACAGGTATGGATACCGGGCAAGCCCCACAGAAATGCCGCAGAGGAGGACTGGAAAAATGAGCAGTGAAATTGGGAAAAAGATACGCTGTGACCGATGCGGGACGGAGTGCTTTTTAAAACTGCGGGAAACGCAAAAACTGGACGGAGGATACACAACGGCGAATAAGTTTGAAGACGAACCGTCCGGCTGGGGGTATGTGCAAGATTGGGCAGACAAGGGGTATGAGGATTTATGCCCCGATTGCCATAGGAAATACACAAAAATGATACAGGATTTTATGGAGGCGGGAAAATGAAGCGTAAAACATTTGTGAAGCAGTTGATGGCGCTGGGCATGTCCAGAAATGAGGCGAACAGCATGTGCAGGGATGCGCTTTCTCGCCGGGATCGCATGAGTGGTCATGGTATAAGATATTTTATTGCATACGGAAACGCCTTTGCATATTTGTTCTTCAATTACAGTTTTGGCGTGCATTTGACCGGTAGGCTCCTCACGATGGAAGAGCGGAGAAAATTCCGGGAATGGCGCAGGAAGCGAACCAAGGACGATCCGATACAAGCATGGCGAAAAAAACACCCTTTACAGGAGGTGCAGGATGAAACCATGGCAAAACAGTGAGGGCTACAACGACCCTACCGCATACGGCGCCATTAAAGCCGAGAACACCCGGGAAGCCGAGCTGGCACGGCTGATTAAGACGTTGAAATACGTCATTGGCCTGAGCGAGTTTGAGCTGGTAGGCAGGATCGTCCTCCGGGATAAGGATGGGAGGGAATACCGTTGACACCCGTTGAAATCCTCGAACGTGCCAAGGGTGCCAATCGCCGGATAGCCCAAATCAGTGCGGAGCGGGCACAGCTGGAGCAGGAGCTACAGACGCTCAAGTCCTTTGACTACAGCAAGCCAGTGGTCAGATCGTCCGGCGGGCGCGGTGAGATTGAAGCCAACGCCGTCAGGATTGCAGATCGTGAGCGGCAGCTTGAAGATGACCTCCAACGTCAGCTTGAGTACCGGCATAATGCAATGGTGCTTATCGCTGCTCTGCCGTCGCTCAAGGAGCGGGTAATCCTATTTCATCGGTACATCCTGGGCGAGAAGTGGACTGAGGTGGAAAAAAACACCCACTATGAGCGCCGTTACTGCATCAAACTGAGAAATGAGGCGCTTGAAAAGATGACACCAAAAGACACTATATAACACCTTCAAAGTATGATATCATTATAATGCGATTATTAGGTGAGCGGGTAACACACCCGCCCACCTTTTCCTTTTCCGGGGCAGTTCGCGCGCTGGGTCTCTCCTATCCAGCAGATGGACGTTCGAGTCGTCCACCCGGGCCGGGTTGCTGCTTTGGTTTTCATGGTTTTCCAATTCAGCACCCGGTTTTGTTATATGCCGGGGCATGGCGCGAGGCGGCTTTTCTTCCTTTCGCCGTCATGGTGGTTCGAGTCCGCCACCCGGCACCATTTTGGATTAAGGCGGTGAGCACGTTGTGGCAAACGGCAAATATCAGCAGTGGCTTGAGCCTGACGGGCTCCTGCTATTGGAAGGATGGGCCCGTGACGGGCTGACAGACGAGCAGATAGCCCACAACATGGGCTGTGCATACTCCACACTCCGTGAGTGGAAAGACAAGTACCCGGCACTTTCGGCAGCCCTAAAAAAGGGCAAAGAAGTCGTGGACATTGAGGTGGAAAACGCCCTCTTGAAAAGGGCTATGGGTTACGACTATGTGGAGGAGCGCGTGGAGGTCAACGGCAACGGCAAGCGGAAGGTCACGCAGACCACCAAGCACGTTCCGGGAGATACCACCGCACAAATCTTCTGGTTGAAGAACCGCCGCGCTGATCGCTGGCGGGATAAGCCCACACCGACGGCAGAAGGTAATGAGGTGACCATCGTTGACGACCTGTAGATTATCTGATGTGATGGGCCCGGCCTATCGCGAGGTACACCAGGCGGTCAAGACCGGCGACTATACGCAGTTCGTACTTGCTGGTGGCCGTGGCAGCCTTAAATCATCCTACGTGTCGGCGGAGGTAATCCTACAGCTGATCCAACACCCGGATATCCATGCGGTGGTTCTGCGCAAGGTTGCCAATACCCTGCGCAAGAGCGTATTTGCACAGTATCAGTGGGCGATTGACAAGCTGGGGCTGTCCGGCAAGTTTCTCGCCACCGTCTCCCCTATGGAGCTGACCTACCTGCCAACCGGACAGAAGGTGCTATTTTTTGGCACCGATGATCCGGCAAACCTCAAGTCCATCAAAGTCCCCTTCGGCTATATCGGCATCCTCCACTTTGAGGAATGGGATCAATTTGCCGGTTTGGAGGAAACCCGGAACATTGAGCAGTCTGTTCTCCGTGGCGGTGCTATCGCTCTGGAGTTCAAGACCTTCAACCCGCCCAAGACCAGGGATAATTTCGCCAACCGGTACATTCTCCAGAGTAAGCCCGGGCAGCTGGTACATAAGAGCACCTACCTACAGGCTCCGCCGGATTGGCTGGGGCCTCGTTTTATAGCTGACGCTGAACATCTCAAAGAGACCAACCCGGCAGCGTATGAGCATGAGTACCTGGGCGTTGCCAATGGCAGCGGCGGCCAGGTCTTCGACAACCTGGACATCAGGGCAATCACCCCGGCAGAAATCCGGGAGTTTGACCGCATTTACAACGGCGTGGACTGGGGCTATTATCCTGACCCATGGGCGTTCAACCAAATGCACTACGACGCCGGACGGCGAACGCTGTACATCTATGGCGAGCTGACCCGGCGCAAAGCTGGCAACCGCGAGACGGCGGATGCGCTGATCGAGTACGGCATCACCGGCACAGATCGGATCACCGCCGACAGCTCCGAAAAGAAGTCGGTGCAGGACTACCGGGAATATGGCCTGGATTGCCGAGCTGCCATCAAAGGCCCTGGTAGTGTGGATTATTCCCACAAGTGGCTCCAGTCCCTCCAGCGGATTGTGATTGACCCTGACCGCTGCCCGGACACGGCGGCGGAATTCCTGAATTATGAGTATGATCGGGATAGGGCTGGGGAAGTGATCTCCGGCTATCCGGATCGCAATAACCACCATATCGACGCCGTGCGCTATGCCATGGAATCGGTGTGGAGAAAACGAGGTGAGTAGTATGTGGCTATTTGATAAGCTGTTGAACCGCAATCAGGCGGGTATCTGGGATGAGGCGGACATATCGCTTCCCATGGCCGGAGCTATTACAAAGTGGCTCAACGCCTTTTACAACAACCCTGACTGGTGTAATAACCAGGTTCGCTTGTCGGGCCTTCCGTCCACCATCACCGGCTTTGTTGCTACGCTGGTAACCAATGAGCTGTCTATCTCCTGCGGCACCAGCAAGAGAGCTGAGTACATTGAGGCACAGTTGCAACCGCTTACCCGTCGGCTCCACAACGCCGTGCAGCTGGCGGCGGCTGGTGGTCAGATCATCATCCGGCCATTCGTCCAAAACGGGCAGTTCTATTTTGACCTGGTGCAGCCTGGGCGGTTCTTCCCTACCCGCTATGCGCCGGACGGGCGAGTGATGGCGGGCTATTTTGTGGACTACCGGGATGTCGGCAAGCGGGAGTACGTCCGCATCGAGAAGTTCGACTGCGACGGCAAGCAGCTGGTTATCACCAACACGGCACACAGCTCCAACGGCGACGTACTGGGCGGCACCGTGCCCCTTGATACCGTCCCCCAGTGGGCAGACCTGGAGCCGGAGATCACCATCGACGGTGTGAAGCAGCCGTTATTTGGCTGTATTCAGATGCCCTTTGCGAATACCGTTGATGATGCATCTCCCCTGCCCGTCAGCATCTATGCCAACGCCATGGAGGGCATCATGGAATTTGACCGGGTGTACTCCGACATGATTTATGAGCTGCATTCGGGTCGCAGGAAGAACATCGTGGAGCGTCAGGCGATTGTGCCGGACGGTAAGCGCAAGCCCTTCCGTGGGGCGAGATACCAAGACCCGACCACGGATACCTACATCCTTGATCCGGCGGAGGAACACAGCCCGTTTCAGGACTATTCCCCTTCCATTCGGACGGCGGAGTACATGGCCGGGCTTAAAGCAATCCTTCATATGGTGGAAAACCAGTGTCACCTATCCCCCGGCACGCTGGCGATTGACGAGCGCACCGGCGCGGTGACTGCGACGCAGATCATATCCCAGGATCGCACTACCTATAACACCTGCGCTGCAATTCAGCAGCAGGGCATCACTCAGGGGCTTCTCGATGTGGTATATGCCATGGACATTATGTGCCACCTGTACAATCTGGCCCCGGCTGGTGAGCTGACCACCGCCGTTACCTATGGCGACGGCATCTTCGAGGACACACAGCAGGAGTTCGCGCGGCGGCTGCAAATGGTTCAGGCCGGTATCCTCAAACCTGAGCAGCTGTTGTGCTGGTATTTCGGCGTTGATCCGGAAACCGCACAGCAGGAGTATCTTGCAGATAACGGTGATACCGTTGACCTGTTTGGAGGCGCGTAATGCTGCCCCCTGGCTATCTGGAGACGCTCCCTGACGCTGTTATCGAGCTGATCCAAGAGATGGAGGATGCGGTGCTGTCCAAGATGGCTACCCGCATTGTGAAATACGGGTGGACAAGCCAAGATCAATGGGAAGCTGACCGTCTGGAGGCTGTGGGCGTTATGCGCTCCGATATTGCCCGGATTCTGTCCAAGTACACCGGCCAGACGGAGCAGGCCATACAGCAGACCATGGCGGACGCTGGACGGGAGACCATCAACCAGGACAAGCGGTACTATGAGGCCGCCGGGGTTTGGTCTGATGAAGCCATTGACCGTGCAGCGATTAACAGCGTGATCAATGCCGGGCTCAAACGGACGAATCAGACCTTCCGGAACCTTACCGGTACTTTGGCAGCAGAAACCGCCAAGGAGTTCACCCGGGCGATGGATGCGGCGTGGCTTGCAGCTGCAACCGGCACCATTGACCCGCAGACGGCAGGCCGACGGGCTATCAAAGAGCTGTGCGCAAGAGGCATACAGGTGATCAGTTACCCCAGTAAGCACCGGGATCATGTCGAGGTTGCAGTGCGTCGTGCATTGGTAACCGGTATCAATCAGGCGGCAATGGCTGTACAAGATGAACTCTTGGACGAATTGGACTGTGACCTTGTGGAAACAACCGCCCATGCAGGAGCCAGACCAGAGCACGCCCTATGGCAGGGCAAGGTGTTCTCCCGATACGGTAAGACACCGGGCTATCCCACTTTGGCTGCCGGAACTGGATACGGCACCGGCGCGGGACTGGGCGGATGGAACTGCCGCCACTCCTATCATCCCTTCTTCCCCGGTTACGAATCGGCCTACTCCGATGATATCCTCAAAGAGTACCAGCGCAAGACCTGCACCTATAACGGTAAGGCGCTGACGGAATACGAAGCCTCCCAACAGCAGCGCTATTTTGAGCGGGGTATCCGCCGCTGGAAGCGCGAATACACGGCTATGGATGCGGCTGGTCTCGACACCACGCAGGCCACCGTAAAGCTCAAACAGTGGCGTGAGAAGGAAGCGGATTTCCTCCGGCAGACGGGCCGCAGACGGGATTCCAGCCGGTCTCAGATTGGGACGTTCGGCAGGAGTGAAGCTAGCAAGGCGACGTGGCAAGCGAAGAAAAACACATTGACAGATGCCGCAGGCCATGTGATAATGAAGGCAAGCAAAACGACCTCTAAAGCAGCTCCAAATCTGATAACCCAGGTCGTTTCCAAGAAAGACGGCATTTCCCGGAATTACTATGATGAGTCTGGGCAGTGGATAAAACAGATTTCAAACAACAACCACGGCAACCCGAAAAAACATCCGTTCGGCAAAAACGGAGAGCACGCCCACGACATTGTGTGGAAAGACGGCAAAATCGTGGGCCGCAAGGTCAGAGAACTTACTGGGCAAGAAAGAAAGGACAATGGTGACATTCTATGAAACCGGATGCGCTTAGGGATTGGATTGACAGTCTCACTGATGATATTGAATTCCAATACAAGGGGCTTTGGGGAGCTATCTGCCCGTTCACCCGCACAGAGATTTCTCTATGTTATAACGGATTCGAGACAACTGTGGATTCCATTGATAAAGCGATGTCAACGCCGTTTATTGACGGAAAATCTCTGAATGAGATATCTACAGAAATTCTTTTTGGATAACCGCTTTCCTTTGGGATGGCGGTTTTTCTATGTCCAATTTCATATAACCAAGCCTGCGCCCTTCGGGGTGTGGGCTTTTGTTATACCATTTCACCGGGTGCCGGGTGGGACGTGGCACACCTGCACGGGGATCGCAACCCCGGTAAATATCAGCGGAGCAGGCAAAGGAGAACGATATGAAACGCGACTATCTCAAAAATCTGGATATCGGCGGCGGTGCCCATCTGTCTGATGAGCTCATTGATCAGATCATGGCAGAGGACGGCAAGGCCAAGGCCGAAATGCAGAACACCATCACCACCCTGACCACCGAACGGGACGGGCTGGCAACCCAGCTGAGCGATGCCAATACCGCCATCCAGTCTTACAAAGACATGGACATCGACGGCATTAAGCAGGCGGCGGCGGACTGGGAAACCAAGTACAACACCGACACTCAGGCGCTCAAGGATCAGCTGAAAGGCGTACAGTACAATCATGCTGTGGAAAGCGCCGTCAGCGGGATCAAGTTCACCAGCGCGTCGGCAAAAAAAGCCTTTGTGTCTGACCTGACGGCCAAGGGTCTGACGCTCCAGGACGGCAAGCTGCTGGGACTGGACGATTTCACCAAGGGCTACAAAGAATCCGACCCCGGCGCATTTGCGCCGGATGAACCCACGCCCACCATCACTGTTGGCGGTGGGCAGAAATCGCAGATCGGAAGCACTTTCGACGCAGAATTGCGCAAGGCTTTCGGTCTGACCTGATAAGGAGGAAATTATGAACAACATCACGCTTGTAAAGAAATTCGTCCCGCTGCTGGACGAAACCTACCGTAAGGCGTCGCTGACCGCTATTCTGGACGGCGACTCTACCCTGATTCGCCAGGGGGCCAACTGGGGCGAGCTCATTATCCCCATCATGAACCTCCAGGGCCTGGGCGACTACAACCGCAGCAGCGGCTACGTGGAGGGCGACGTAACCCTGACTTACGAGACCGTTTGCTGCAACTATGACCGTGGCCGCATGTTCAACGTGGACACCATGGACAACATCGAGAGCGCCAGCACGGCGTTTGGATATCTCGCAAGTGAGTTTATCAGGAACAAAGTGGCCCCCGAGATTGACGCATTCCGTCTTGCCTGCTATGCCGCAAAGGCTGGCGTTACAAAGGTTTCTGGCGACCTTACTACCGGTGAGGATGTAGTGTCCGCCCTTCGTGCTGCCACTACCACGATGGATGAGGATGAAGTGCCGATGGAAGACAGATGCCTGTTCATCACCCCTACCCTCCATGGTCTGGTGCAGGATATGGACACCACTAAGAGCCGCGAAGTATTTGATCGCTTTAACGCTGTGGTGGACATCCCCCAGAGCCGTTTCTTCTCCAAGCTGGCGCTGAAGTCCGGCAAGCTCATCACCACCGGTTCCGGCGATAATCTGACCACCGACGATCAGCGGGATGGCGGCTTTATGAAGGCCACCGGCGGCAAGGATCTCAACTTTATGATTGTCCATAAGCCTGCCATCATTCAGTTTACTAAGCACGTCGCGCCCAAGATCATTTCCCCCGAGCTCAACCAGACCGCCGATGCCTATAGATTCGCATACCACAATGTGGGAATCGCGGACGTGTATGAGAACAAGCTGGCGGGCGTCTACGCGCACAGGAAGGCAACCTGATCGGAGGTGATGCGGCTTGACTCTTGATGAGCTGATTACCGGCTATTCCGCCAGCGGCGGCAAGCTGACCGGGGACGACCTCCAGACAGCAAGCTGCACCGCATGGCGGCACCTCTATAGCCGCACCTTTGGCCGGGTGTACAGCGACGACGAGCACGGGGAGCTGATCCAGCAGTGCTTCAACGACCTGATCGAGGCAGTGTACCAGCGGAGTAACGGCAGCAACCTTGCATCTCAGTCCGTGGGGAGCTGGAGCCAGTCCTATGTGGACGGAGACGGCAATCAGACGGACAGTCAGGTATATGCCGGTATCATCCAGCAGTGGTTGGGTGATACCGGCCTATTGTATCGGGGGTGGCCCGGATGATGTTTGGTCAGACGGTCACCATCTATAACCGGCATGGCAATGACAATCCTGCCCGATGGGGGCGGAGGGTGCTTCACGGGGTGTACTGGCGTTCCGGCGTTGGTACATCCCTCAGCGTCACCGGCGTTACCGGCGGACAGCTGGAGTGCCTGCTGATCCTGCCCCACCGGGAGGGGTATGTCGCCCCTGCCGCTTACGCTGCCGCCGAATCTCACAACGATATCTGGACGCTACAGCCCGGGGACGCAATTATCCCCGGCGAAGGGCCTGACGGCGAAATCACCGGGGCCATCCAAAAGGCGGTACCGGGATGCAAGCTGATTGCCAGCATTACAGACCATTGGTACGGCTCCACCATGGATCACTGGGAGGTGACGTGCAAGTGAGCATCAAGGTATTTTCCAATATCGACACCACCGCAATCTGCCGGAAGTACGGTCTGGGCAGCTCCAACGCCGCCCGGAAAGCACTGGCTGCCAACGTGCGCCGCCGCAGTGATAAGTATGTGCCAATGGATCAGGGCAACTTGAAAAACACCTTCCAGATTGCACCGGACGGCAGTACCATTGCCTACGTCATGCCCTATGCCCGGAAGCAGTACGTCACGCCCTACCGCCATAGTGATCCACGGCGCTGCCAGTATTGGGATCGCGCCATGATGGCGGCAGAGGGCGATGCAGTCGTGCGTGAGCTGGAAGCGTACATCAAAGGGAGGCCCGGGAAATGAGCATTACAGCGGCAATCCGGGACTACCTGGAGAATTACCCCGGTCTATCCGGTGGCGTGATGCACGTGGACTGGCTGCCCGAGAGTGCCCGATATTACAGCATTGAGAGTGTGCCGTGTGAGCCGGTGCTCAAGCAGTACATGGACGGCAGTTCCCGGCGACAGTTCCAGTTCAATCTTGCATCCTCCATGTATTTCGGCCCAGACGTTGACAGTCAGGCCGAAAATATGGAGTGGTTTGAGTCCTTTGATGCCTGGATTCAACAGCAGAATTTCACCCGGCAGTTCCCCGACTTGGGAGAGGGACGGGTGTGCAAATCAATCGAAATCCTCAGCAGCGCATACCCTGTGGCCGTGGACGGTAATGGTCTGGCACGGTATCAGCTGCAAATGGGGATCACCTATTTACAGGAGGGAACATTATGAAAATTTCTGAATACATGGCGAAGGTCACTGCGGCAGAAGCCACCGGCGAATATGTGGGCCGTGACATGGTGCTGGGTCTGGATTGTGGCGATGCCGCAAGCCCCGCAGCCAAGCCCGGCGACTACACCTATGTAGGCGTCCACGTGGAGGACTACGGTGCCAAGCTGAGCGCCAAGACCGAGGACAAGTCCTATGTCTATGAGGGCGACAGCACCATCAAGACTTCCACCCAGCGCACCTTCCAGATTACCGGTCAGGCGTATATTTCTGATGATTTCGTGGATTTCATCCGCTCCTTTGCAATCAAGTTCGGCAAGGGCAGCACCGTACAGCGGAAGTATGTGTATTTCCACAGCGGCACCAAGAAGGGCGAGACCGGCACCATGACCATCATCGTCAACAACGACGGCAACGGTGCAGCTTCCTCCCCTGCGGACATTGACGTGGAGCTCAAGTCCAGCGGCCCTGTGTCTGAGTACACCTACGCCGAAACCTAAGAAAGGAGCATATCATGGGCAAGTATTTTACGTTCGTTGACCGCACGCTCCCCATTGAGTTCTTTGCGGATGATCTCGTTACTGTCACCCTCCAGCTTGGCGACGAGACGGACAAACGGCTGCTTACAATGGGTAAGCACCTGGACGCTTCCGCCACTTTCGAGGATGCGAAGGCAGCGCTGGCTGAGATCGTCGGGGCCGACAGTCTGGAGGCAATTCTGGCACGCACCGAAACCCCTGACCGGCTTGCGCTCGCGGAGATTGCAAACTATATTCTCCAGTCCTATCGGGAGGGCAAAACAAAAAACCTGGAAACCGCCAAGGCTGGGCGGAAACGGAAGTAGAATACAGCCTATGGCGTATGCCCAACGCCCTGCTGATTGACGGTAGGGCGTACCCCATCCGTACAGATTTTCGGGTGGGAATCGAATATCAGAGGATAGCCGCTGCCGGGGAGCTGACAGCGGCTATCTTTTTAAGCCTGTGGTTTCCGGAAGATCAGCCGGACGATATCTCGGCGGCGCTTGAAGGAGTATCCCGTTTCCTTCGGCGGCAGGATTCCCCACCGGAGAAGGAGAACAGCGACGGGCCAACACCCTATGACCTGACGGTTGATTCTGACGTGATTGCTGCCGGGTTTCAGCAGAAATACGGTATTGACCTGACCGACCCGGAAACGCATATGCACTGGTGGCGTTTTGCGGCGCTGCTGGAGGGCTTGTGCGGCCCGAGCTTTGCGCGTCGGGTAGAAATTCGCACGAAGGATTTAAGCGGCATGAAAGCCAAAGAACGGGCGCAGTGGATGCGCCTGAGAAATCAATACGCCATCCATAAGGATACGGAATCGTATGAGGATCATATCCGGCACTTGGATGAGATCATAGCCCGAGGAGGTGGGATGAATGGCTGATGGTAAGGTTGTAATTGAAATTGATGCCGATTCCGGCGGCCTTGAAAAAAGCCTGGAAGAAGCTAAAACTTCGGCAACATCTGCTATGGCTGCAATCGAGAAGAAAACTGCTGCGACAACAAAGGACACCGGCGCCAACAACCTAAATTCCAAGTCGATGGAATCAGTCGCCCGACGTGCAACGGAAGCCGGATCCTCCTTCAAGTCACTTGGCGACCAAAGCACAGAAACTGGCAGCCATACAGACGCGCTCCAGCGGAAGTATGAAAATCTTTCCACGAAGGTTTCAGCAGCCGGGAAAACTGTGGATTTGTTTGACGCGAAGTTATCTTTGAACGATTCTCAGTTGAAGGGGAATGGCAACCAGGTTTCTACCTTGAGAGAGCGTCAGGCCCTTTTAGAGGAAGCAGTAGCAGCAAGTAAAAGCCAAGTTCAGCTTTTAGGAGAACAACTAAGCACTGCAACCCGGTTATATGGGGAAAACAGTGCAGAGGTCACCGGGCTCCAGATTGAGCTCACCGACGCCAAAACCAGGGAGCAGGAATTCTCCAATCAGTTAAAAGAAACAGCAGAGACCATCCGTGAAAAGACCGATGCGGTGCAGTTAATGTCTAAAAGGCTGAAGGATGCTGGCGAAACCGCAACCGCTACAGGAGAAAAGATCGCCAGCGTTGGTGTGACGCTGACAAAGGGTGTTACCGCGCCAGTGATTGCCGCCGGTACCGCTGCCGTAAAGCTGGGCAGCGACTATGAGGAAAACTTGAATAAAGTCGATGCTTCTTTTAAGCAGAACGCCGGAGAGGTGGAGCGCTGGGCCAAGACTGCCACTGACAACTTTGGACTTTCCGAATCCAAAGCGTTGGAGGTTACATCTCAGTTCGGCGATATGGGCACCTCTATGGGGCTTACCACTGAAGCTGCTGCTATAATGTCCACCAGCCTTGCAGGGCTGGCGGGTGACCTGTCTTCCTTCAAGAATATCGGCGTTGACCAAGCTATGACCGCTCTTAATGGCGTATTCACCGGCGAGACTGAATCCCTCAAAACCCTTGGCGTGGTCATGACTGAAACCAACCTCAAGCAATTTGCAGAGGATTGTGGCCTGGTCTATGACGGCATGAGCCAAGCTGAAAAGGTAACACTGCGCTATAAGTACGTCCTTGCGATGACCAAGAATGCTCAGGGCGACTACAAAGCCACCTCCGACGGCACCGCGAACTCCCTGCGTACTCTACAGTCCAGTGTATCCAACCTTGGGGCGGCATTCGGTCAAAAGCTGCTCCCAAAGATCACCCCGATTATTCAAGACCTTACCAAACTGGTGAATACCTTTGGTAGTCTGGATGATTCCACCCAAGAATTTATTATCAAAGCTGCGTTGGTCGCGGCAGCTGCCGGGCCAGTAACTACCGCTGTAGGAAAAACCACCTCCGTAATCGGCAACTTGATTACTATTACAGGAAAAGGCGTATCCGCAGCTGGGCGGTTTGCTTCGGTGCTCACCGGGACTGGTGCAGCGGCCACCGAAGCAGCTGTCGGGGCTACATCTGCGGCCACGGCAACAGGTAGCCTTGGGTCAGCTCTTACCGCCGCGTTGGGCACTGGCGGCGCTGCTGCACTTGCGGTTGCAGGTTTGACAGCTGCTGCGGCTGGTGCTGCTTACTTGGCGGTGAAAGCCGATGAAGCGCTTGACCCCGTGATACAGCTTGGTAACGCCATTGATGGTGTTACTGCGGCCCAGGAGACAATGGCAAGCAGAGGCAACATCATTGAGCTTGCGGAGCGGTATCAAACTCTGCGTTCCAAGATGGCAGATGCCAGCCTAACCGCAAGTGAGATGGCGGATGTTCAGTCCGAAATGGCCGACGTTCGCGCCCAGTTATCTGACGCTACCAACGGCGCTGTATCCGCCGAGGGTGAGCTGAACGGTGCGTTGGATGAAACGGTTGCCCTTCAAAAAACGCTTGCCGAGCTGGAAGCCCAGAGGGCAAAGGAGCAGATTTACCAGGAGCTGAAAGACGGGGCGGATGATTACCAAAAAGCGCTGTCCGACCTCCGGAAAACTCAAGTAGAACTGGCTGAAGCAGAAGTACGCATGAAAACCACCCAAGAAGCCTTGGCAAACGGTTCCGACGCTGCATATCAAAAACTGCAAAGCACCTTGGATGGCGTGCGGGACAGTTTAGATGATGGCCTAATTGACACCAGCACCGTTGAGGGAACTGCGCAACTAAATGCAGAGCTAAAAGGTCTGGAGGATCAGGTGAACGCGCTTGTGACCACTGGGGAGCAAGTGCATTTCGACACCTTTGCAGAAGCCGAAGCCTACATTGAGAACATGGCGTACAGCACCGAGGACGCCGGGGACGCGGCGCAGGGCGCTGTGGATGATTACAATGACCTCAAAGACCAGCTGGACGACCTGACAGACGCTACCACTGAGTATGAGGACATGGTGCTTGATCTTGTACGCAGTGGCTTACTGCCCACAAGGGATGCCACCGTCCTTCTCGGTATCACCGAGGAGGAATTAAGCCGTAAACTTACTACCAGTGAGCAGAAGTCTCAGAAAGCGTCTGACGCCACTGAGGACTTGGCGGAGGAACACTTGGCAGCTGCAAAAGCAGCCAAAGAACAGCAGGAGGCGGAGCAGGAAGCCACTCAAAGCCTTGCAAAAGTGGGCATAAAGGCCTATGAAGCCGTAAAGGCTGGCGGGGAGCTTCGTACGGCCTACGAGGAACTGTCCAAGGAAGCTGAGAAGTACACCGAAGATGCGGATGCCGAAATTGCCGCCGACACCGAACGTGCGCTGTATAAGCTGAATTTGGCAGCGACCAATCAGGAACTGGGCGCTTCCTACTCTTCTATGGGGCTGGAAGTCAACAGCTCCCTTACCAGCATGGCGGAATATCTGATTTCTACCGGCGTATCAGTGGATGAATTTGAATCCGGCGTAAGCTCCATGCGCGACAGTGTCGTAAACAATTTTCAGAGCATCAAGAACGAGAACGCGCTGACCGCCGATGAAATTGTCAAGAACCTGGACTCCAACCTGAAAGCACAGCAGGCATGGTCACAAAATCTGTCCGATATGTGGGAACAGGCTTACAGTGACCAGAATGCACAGGTAATGGCTTTTATCAATTATCTGGCGCAGAAGGGGCCGGATTATGCAGCAGAGGTGCAATCCTTTGCGAATGCCGGATACTCTAAACTGCAAGAAGCCGCGTCCCTTTGGTCCCAGACCGGCGAACAGTCCGCAAGTGATTATGCAGCTGGTATTTGGATGCAGGAGTATGTCGCCGGACTGGCTGGCGAAGGGATGGCCCAAGCTGCATTGGATTCCGCAAGCGGCGTTGATGTTTCCGGTGCTGGTCAGCAGCTTACAGAGGATTTTGCATCGGGTGTGTCCGGGCAAGAATCAGAAGTCACCGCCGCCGGTCAGGATGTCGGCGAAGCCCTGGTAACTGGGCTGGAAAGCCAGGGGGCAAGCCTCAAAACTTCTGCCGCCGCGCTGGCGACGGCTGCAATCAATATCTGGACGGCAAAGGCCGGCACGTTCCGCACCGCCGGTGCAACTGCCGCCACATCCCTTGCGGGTGGCATCAGCAGCGGAAGCGGTACTGTGTCCTCTGCCGCCACCAGCGTTGCATATGCCGCGCAAAACGCAATGCGGATTGGCGGATGGTACAACCTGGGCTATAACATCTCTGCCGGGGTAGCCGACGGCGTATCTGCTGGCAGCTACCTGATTACCCGAGCCGCCCAAAATGCGGCGCAAAATGCGCTCAACGCCGCAAAGTCCACGCTGGGCGTCCACTCTCCGTCCCGGGTATTCCGCGACCAGGTGGGCCAGATGATCCCCGCCGGTATGGCCGAGGGCATCACCCTGGGAGCACCCAAGGCAACAGCAGCCGTGGAATTCACGGCGGATCAGTTGCTTGCCGCAACCCGGGTGGCACTGCGTCCCAGCGGCAGCATGACGGGCGCTCAGTACGTAAACAACACCATAAGCAACAGCTATTTCGGCGGCTCCAGCGGCGGCAACATCGTCCTGGAAGCGCCGGTCTATCTGGATGGCCGGGAGATTGCCCGGGCATCCGCAAAATACACAGGCCGTCAGATGGCTTATTTGGAGGGATTGTAATGTACAGAGGTATCTATATCGGTGGCCATGATATCCGCGAGTACGGCGCAAAGCTCCAGACGGATTATGCCATCAGCGGCTACGATGTCACCAACACGGTCAACCAGGGATTCAACCGGAGCAACGTTCTGTTGCTCCGGCAATCCTTTGCCCCGCTGCACATTTCCCTGCCGCTGGATTTCTACGGCAAGGACAAAACGGAGACTATGGCCCAGCTGGCGGCGTTTGCAGCGTCGCTGACCGGCACCTTTGAGGTGGATTTGGGCGACGGGTACCAGTACACGTGCATTTTGGAGGAGCTGGGCGCAACGGCGTGGATCAGTGATGAGGTTTGCAGCGTGGATGTGTCCATGAGCGGGTTCCGCCATACTGATCCGTTGCATGTTGAATCTACGGGTTGGACGCTCAGACTTGCCAACCCCAGCACGTGGGAGCGGGTGGCGTGCAAAATCACCATCCACGATATTCAGCTCAGATCGGGCGGCGGCACGGTGTACGTCAGCTTGTTTCAAGGTGACAACAGCAATGATTTTCTCCAGTATAAAATCGACTCGTCGATGCTGGACGGTGCCCTGTCTGACACTCTGGTGTTGGACGGTCTGACAATGCACAACACTTACAAGGGCGGGCCCATTCCGGCGGGCAAAATGGCCTGGACGGATTACCCGTATCTGCTTCCGGGCCGCTGTATGATCGTCGTCCGCAACGCCAACTGTAAAATCGACGTGGATTTCACGCCGACCTATCTGTAAAGGGGTGACGCAATGCTTGAGCTGATAACCTCCGGCGGGTCTGTACCGATTCCGGACGTGGACAACGATTATTGCATCACCCACAAGCAAAGCGGTGTGGACACCCTGCATTTCGAAATCTCCATCTATGCCGACGTATTCCCCCAGCTGGCAGAGGAGGCGTATATTTACGAATCCTCCGAACAGCAGACCTATGTAATCCGGGGCATTTCCGCCGAATCGGAGACGGCGGACGTGGATTGCGAAATCAATCTGGATGCGTGGCGGGATCGGGTGTATGTTGGCTACTACAACAACACGTCGGCGGTAGCTACCACCATGGATGCGATTGTGCCCAGCGGGTGGAAGATGGTCTATGAAGTGCAGGACACCCAGCGCAGAAGCGTCAACCTGGACGCCGGGGGTACGCCTCTGGATATCGCCCTCGCCGCCCAGGAAAGCTACGGCTGCTCCATGCGGTTTGACACCAAAGCCAAGACCTGCACCGTGCTCTACCCTGACCGGCACACCGTCAGCGGCACTATGCTGACCGAAAGTGCAGGAATGCGCCGGAAGCCATCCCGCACTGGTAAATCCACTGACCTTGTAACCCGCATTTATCCCATCGGCGCGGACGGGCTGACCATCGGCTCTGTCAACGGCGGGAAGAACTATGTGGAAAACCACACCTATACCAGCAAAATCATCTGGCAGGTGTGGAAGGACGAACGCTATGAGGACGCTGCGAACCTCATGCAGGATGCTCAGGCCATGGTGGACTCGCTGGCGACCCCCGCCGTGTCCTGGGAGGTTGACCTGTGCGACCTGTATCGGGCTGACCCGGCCGCCTGGGCCGACCACAAGATTGAGCTGCACCAGCGCGTACAGGTGGCGTATGGCAGCACTGTGATTACAGCACTGGTTGTTGAGGAGGCGGTGCATCCGTGCCACCCCAAAAACAACACCGTAAGCATCAGCAATGTTATGCCCAGCACCATCAGTACAATTTCCAGCCTGCGGAAGATGCTGAACGACCAAAACAGCCGATATAACACCCGGATCATGGCGAGTATCCAGTCCAAAGTGAACAAAATCACCCCGGGCAGCATCGGGGCTGTGAGTCAAGCCGAACTCGACGGCTACGCCACCAAAGCGGCGCTTGATGATAAGCTATCCCTATCAGGCGGCACGCTGACCGGCAACCTGACCGGCAAATACCTGACAGGCACATGGCTCCAGACAACGGCGGCCACTCGGCTGGGGTCAACTCCGGCGAAATTTCCGGTGCTTGACGCTTCTGGGTGGATTTATTACCGCACAGCCGACGACCTCAGGAGCGACCTGGGGATACCGTCCCTTAGTGGCTACGCAACCCAATCCTGGGTTACAAGCCAGATTCAAAGCGCCGTCAACGCAACATGGGAGGCGAGCTATTGAGCATTCAGACTGATAAACTTCAGCAGATCGCTGATGCAATCCGGGCAAGCTCCGGGGAGACAGGGCAGATTCAAGCAAGTTTATTCTATCAAAAAATTCTACAGCTGCGGCGTTACCGCTGGGCTGATAGTGCGCTGACCTACTGTGAGCCCCGAGCGTTGGAGGCGGTGGACGTGGCAAAGAGCTACTGGATTGCCCGGGCTTCAGGGCGGAAATTCGTCTATTCCGGCGGCGCAACGTTCCTCGATGGCGCGCCCCTCAACAATGCGTCCGGGCAGGGGCTCATCGACTGCTCCACCTATATCCATCTGGTCATGCGGGGGATTCCGTACCAAAATAGTCCCTATGTCAACACCGGCGCAAATGCCACTTACAATGCATCGGCGCTGGCTACCAATACGGCTTACGCCTGGGCTGATGACCATATCCGTTCCAGCAATACTTTGGGCGGGATGGTTCGCTACGCCGCCGATCTCGCCGCCTATTATTGGGCTGCGGGACGGGCGTTTACGGATGCTTCATTGCGCAAACCTGGCGACCTAATTTTCCATTCGACCCATCAGAACAACCGGTTCATGAGTATGTCCCACGTCTCCATCGTGTCCGACAACATCGACCAGTATTACAACGTGACGGACGTCACCAATACCGTTGTCCGCACCAACTATGCCAACCGGAACGCGGACATCGTATTCTTCGCGCGGCCCGATTATGAGCGGCTGCCTCAGCAGACCTATAGCTTTGACCCCAATCACAACTATCTGGCGTATCCATGGATTTTCGGAGACAGCAATACGTATTCTTCCGGTGTGACCGCCACGGCGGCAGAAGCCGGTGTAACCACCTCCTGCTCTGGCGCGACGGCGTCTACCACAATCCCCATTGTGTCCTCCAGCTACCCCCTGTATCTTCCCGCGGGGACTTATCAGCTGTCCGGTGCCCCGGCGTATCAGGATCGCCGCGCCCGGGTGGACTACTCCTATTGGGGCCTGCGGTTATATCCGGCGGACGGGCGCACCATCACCTCCCATGTCACGGGGTATACGTCGGCAAGCTATGGTTCTGCCCCTGTGGCGGTCAGCCAGACCCAGAATCACGTGTGGGAAAAGGGCTACGGCGCGACGTTTTCCATTGACAGCCCGATGTCCTTTTACGCCAATCTATACATCTCCAAAACGCCCACGGCCTCCGCATACAGCGGGACAGACCTGTGGACGCCAACGCTAAGGAGGATCGCATGATAACCCAAACCTACACCCTATCCCTCCAGCCGGGAGGCGTTCCCCTGCGTATCCCGTGCGTTCAGCGCGACGCCAACAGCCGGGATATTTCCTTTGACCTTACTTCCGGTGGCGTCGCCTTCTCTCCGCCCGATGGCGCCGTGGTCACTATCGACGGCACCAAACCGGACGGCAAGAGCTTTTCAACCGCCGGTGCCATCTCCGGCGGCAAGATCACCGTAACCCTGTCCCAGCAAATGACCGCCGTGGCCGGAGACGTTCCATGCCAGCTGACCATTACCAGCGGCACGGCTGTTTTGGGCACGGCACGCTTTATTCTGGCTGTTTCGGCGGCCGCAATCCCCACTGATCCCGACCTGTCTACCAGCGACATGAGCGTATTCGAGACGCTTAAAAATTCCGCCGCTCAGTCCGCAATCACCGCTACGGAGCAGGCCGCCGCTGCTGCAAACTCCGCATCCGCCGCCGCATCGGTGGTGGAAACCCACGATCAGAATCTCTCCGCCCATGCTACGCTTCTGGCGGGGAAAGCCAACATCTGCCCCGCCGCCGCCCCGGGAAATCTGGCGGGCCTTGGCACCCACGGCCAGCTGATGGACCTTGGCTTCCGGGTGAACGTGGGCACCTGGACGCCCGTGGTCTCCGGCGCCAAGAGCTACTCCAGCCAAATTGGAACCTATTGTCACATCGGCAATCTGGCGATCCTCCAATTCTCCGTCAATGGCACCTTCGCCGGTTCCGCCACGGAGAAAATCACCATCACCGGCTGCCCCATCACCCCGGAAAGCGTCTCCGGCGGCGGCGGCACCCTGTCCGGATACACGGCGGCGGCCAACGTGGTCTTTTCGGGCTGGAGCCTGAACAGCGCGGGTGTCATTTCCCCGGTGGGGCAGGAGGTCGGCACCACAACCGCCTGGAAGTGGGAGAAAACTGAGATTTACCAGACGGTAAGCAACGTCTTTTCCGCCAGCGGGACAATCGCATTCAGAGTGAGTTAAGGAGGCAATGTTATGAACGACAAACTTTTGGCAATCAAGGGAGGCATCACGGCAATCATCACCGGCCTTGCAGCTTTTCTGGGGTGGAAGGGCATCCTGGCTGTGGTCTGGGTGGCCGTGATGGCTCTGGACTACATCAGCGGCACGTTTGCAGCGTGCAAGTCCGGCGAGTGGTCGAGTGGGCAGGCACGGCAGGGGCTCTGGCATAAGTCTGGTATGATTCTGGTGGTGCTGGTAGCGGCAATTACCGATGGTGTATTTGCAGTAGTTGGTGACCATTTTGCCCTGGGTATTAACTGGACGGGGCTTCTGCTGCCGCTGACACTGGTATGGTACATCATTACCGAGATCGGCTCAATCCTGGAAAATGCGGTTAAACTCGGGGTCAAAGTCCCGTCATGGCTGGTCAAAATCCTAAAAATCAGCCTGAAATCTGTAGATGCTGCCGGTGACAGTATCACTGGCGAGAAGGAGGATAATAACAATGAAGCTGATTAAATACTACAGCGTCAATAACGCCTGCTACAAAAACAACGTCAACAAGGCAGACAGCCGGTACACCGCTTTTCAGCGGCGTGGCCCCGAGGGCTTAATGCTGCACAGCGTTGGATGCTCCCAGCCCAGCGCCAAGGTGTTTGCAGATCAGTGGAACCGCAGTGGTATTGAGGTGGCTGTGCACGCAGTGCTCCAGGCGGACGGAACCGTGTATCAGTGCCTTCCCTGGAATTATCGAGGCTGGCACTGTGCTGGAAACGCCAACAATACCCATGTGGGCGTGGAAATGACCGAGCCGTCTCAGATCAAGTACACCGGCGGAGGCACCTTCAAGGTGCTGGACAAGGCCACCGCTCAGGCCCAGGCCCGGGGCACCTATCAGACAGCGGTGCAGCTGTTCGCCCAGCTGTGCAAGCAGTACGGCCTCAATCCCCTGGCCCACGGGGTCATTATCAGCCACCATGAGGGATATCTCCAGGGCGTGGCCTCCAACCACGGCGACCCGGAGCACTTATGGAAGGGCCTAGGCCTTAGCTACACTATGGACGGATTCAGAAAGGATGTAAAGGCAGCTATGAGTAACACGACTAAGAAACAGTACACTTTGGGCTGGAACAAGGACGACCACGGCTGGTGGTATGCCGATAGCGCCACCACCTACTACAAGTCCCGCTGGGCCGAGATCAACGGCAAGTGGTATTATTTCGACGACAAGGGCTATATGCTTGCTGACTGTCTGTGCGTCGATGATAACGGAAGCACCTACTATCTTGGCGCAGATGGTGCCATGCAGACGAACGTTGTCATGGGTCTTGGGGACAACGGCGAACTCCGACCCATTGAGCCCTGGTATCACACGTTAGGTGATGTGCCTGCTGGTTACCGTAAGGAGCTTGATTCCTTGGTTGCGTCTGGCAAGCTCAAGGGCAAGAGCGGCGCCGGCGACGGCCTTGTGCTCGACCTGCCCCTCAGCGCCTTGAGGGTGTTGATCATTCTTAATCGGTAAACAACAGACAACTAAGGTGACTGTTGTCGTATTTGTTGTCAAAATCCCAGTGCGCACTGGTATTTCTAAATTTTTTTAGGATTCCGGTTCCGAGGGTTGGGGGTTCGAGTCCCTTCTGGCGTACCAAGTGAAA